GCTAAGATACGAACCAAGCCAAACGTGCTTGTATTTGTCAGGGTCACGGTCTCGATCGTATTCCATTTCCGCTTTGAGAACGTCAGGGAACCAAGGATTGTCGCGGAAGTTTACTTCTTTCACGATTGCGCTTGGCGGAAGATTAGGCCCACGAAGTAGTGCGTCAATCGGATCGGTGCTGTTGCGCGGGTTCCATGTGAACCATAGCTCACTGTCTGGCTTACGGATTGTAGGGCGCAATAGGTCGAGCGATCGTTGCGATAAGCTCTGCGCTTCTTCTACCCAGGCACAGTCATAGCCTTCGAGCGACTTGATTGAATCGCTTGTGTGGTTTTGAAGCCCCTGGAATATAATTAATCCGTCGCCATAACAGGACTTAATAACAGTCTCTTGGATTTCAAAATATTTTTCAACACCTAATTCTTTAATCTTTAGCTCAAGCAACCTTTTAACAGATTGCGCCAAACTTTTTTGAATTTCACGCACGCATACCGATCTTCTGTTTTGATCCATTACATGCGCTTCAATCATCAGTTCTGCAAAAGCATGTGATTTTCCGCTTCCACGACCTCCGTGCGCTGCTTTATATCTTGATGGACGCAAAAATGGTTTCAGCCAGCGCGGTGTTTTAATTTCCAGCGTTGACACACTTCACTCCCTTTCGAAGATTATCCAATGCAGGAATAGCTTGAAGATTCTCTGCAACGTGCAGGCCACATACCATTGCTCCAGCTAATGGAATAATATGGTCTACGTGATGTGGGATTCCAGTCTGTTTTTCTAGTGCAAACGCTTGCTTATAAACAGCAGCAATGGCTTTTTTGTCAGCCCAAGATGGGCATGCCATTTTAAGCTTAGCCCTTCTGGTGCCGTTCCATGTTCTAACTTTATGCCTATTGTTCTGACGATATTCTTTGGCTGCGCTTTTTAAAATTTCAGATTTTTGTTCGTACCGAGCAGCGTTTCTGGCAAGAATAGCATCCCTGTTTGATTGATAATATTTTTTTATTGACGCCACTTTTCGTTCACGGTTCGCAAAATATCTATTGCGCTCCTGCTCTCTGATTTCATCGCCTAAGGCAATGCGGCGCTCTCTTTCAATTTCTGCCCGACATGGTTTGCAGCGCGGATGTCTTCCACATTTGCCATTTTTAGCAAAGTGATCGATGTGCTTGACCAAGCCACATGATTTACATGTTTTTTCAACTTGCATCAGGATCAACCACTACACGTTGAATTTCTGTAACCAGATTGCCTGTGAGATTCAGCTTCGATGGAGCGTCAAGGCCTATCATTGCGTTGATAGCTTTTACAGCGTTTACCTTGTCGCTTGGTTTTGCGTCTGTGTCTAAGCCTTTGGCTATCGTTGAGAGAACATCAAGGCTGTCTGCCATAGTCCAAACAACACGTTCAGCAGCAGCAGCCTTTAATTCAGCAACCCTTGTTGAAACATTGCTATCTGCCATTAGCCTACAAGCGTTTGCTTGGCTGGTCTCTGGTTTGGTAGTCGGCTTAACATTAAAGGCTGTTCTGTAAGCCTCTGCTTGGCTTTTGCCTGATGCTACTTCTTGAGCGAATCGCTCTTGTTTAGGTGTTAGTGCCATTTGTCTCAGCTTCCATAAAAGGTCTGGTGCTGCCAGTATAGAGACTATGGTTCATTCGGGCAAGGCTTGGATGGAAATATCAGGTATCTTCCTTTTCATAGAAATAGCGAAGGCACTCAGCTTCTTTGTCAGACTTAAAGCTATTAATAGCCCAATCCCTCATCTTTTCAGTGGTGTAAGCTGTCTGCTTATATGCCTCTGTGATATAGGCATCAACCATAGTCATTACGAATGGCAGTTCGTTTTTGACGAGAATATCCTTCAGCCGTTTCCGAATGTAAGTAGGAGATATGCCACGTTGACGAGCGGTCATAACAGCATTTGCGGTAGCGCCTAACATCTCACATGATTTAACATCAAACTCAGTGATGTCTGCTGCTTTGACTGGCGTTGATATAGCAAGCGCCATAAATGCAAATAGTGATAGTTTTTTAATCATTGGTTTCCTCCCTCGCTTGGTCATAGCCCTTTAGCCAATCTTTGTGCATGGCCTCTCTGAAGGCATTGTTAATTTCGCCTCCGTTTAAAGCAGATTGACGCCCAGCTTCAAATTGATGCCTGTCAACAAAAACACCGTTTTCAACCATCAAGTCTAAACGGATTTCTACCTCAATAAGCTTTGCGAGATAGTGCTGGCATTTTTTTAAATCTTGCGTGCCATTCTTATCACGATAGCGTGCAAGGTACTTTATGCAGTTGCCTTGCAGATAACCTGCAAAAGCTTCTGGCGTCATCCAAGATTCCATTGCTTCCCAAGGCTGAACGCTTTTGGATGCGTAATGGTTTCCGCCTACTTGTTGTGAATTAACACTCATCATCTTCCTCCTCGTCTAAATAGCAAAACGGGTCATATCCTTTAAGCATTGCATCGACTGCAACCATGATTGGCCCAGTGATACGAACCTTGCCAGCTTCCATCTTGCGAATGGTTGTGCCGCCATTGTCAGGCGATAGGCGGAGAGCGTCCGCCATCTCGTTTACGCTGTAGCCCATGCTATTACGGGCAAGTTTTAGCTTTGCAGGCGTCATGCTTCTTCCATCTCTGCTGCCGCCGCCATCTTCTGCAATGAGTGAACAATGGTGCTGTGATCGCGGTTCATAATTCTTCCAATCTCTGTGGTTGAATAGCCCTTGCCTCTCATCCACACAACGCATTTGCGCCTTACTTCTACCAGTTTTTTAAGTTTGCTTTTGCCTAAAATGTCTTCGGCTGTGTAACCGTATAATTCTGCAATGGCATCAATCTCTGCCAAATTACGTTCTCTGGGCGTCATGAGGCTTCCTTGTGGAAAATTCCGTCAATCATTTTGCCCTTACGGTCTTTGATTTCCTGCCATGCGCTATCGATGCAATCTTCAATGTTCATGCCGTTCTGTGCAGCCATGATGGTTAGCACAACAACCATATCACCAATGGCGTCTGCAAACTCTATGTCGTTCTTTTTAGCGATAGCGTTAGCCAGTTCCCCAGCTTCCTCGATCAGCTTTACGAATTGGCTTTTTAGGTCGCTGCCTTTGATTAGGTTGCGGTCTTCAGCCCATCCTCGAATTAAATCTGCATACAGCATTAGATTGCGTCCTTTTTGATAAAGCGGCCTGTCTTGGAATCGCGCAGTGAAGCGTTGCGTTTCAAGAGCAGCAATTCCGTTGTGTCCCTTGTCCATGCGTTCCGCCACCAAGTGCGGTCAACGTGCGTTTGCCATAGGACAATTAGCGTTGTGGCTTCCAGCGCCATCAGCGCAATGATTGCGATTTGATATTGGTTCACTTAATCCTCCTTACTTACTGTGTTAATAGCTTAGTCGGCATCGACAAAATCATGGTATAGCAATCCCTCTGTAACGATCGCGGCAGCGCAATGTTCTGCGCTTGAAAACTGATCCATGTAAGCAAAGCCCATTGCATCAATGCAAGCATCAAACAGGCGGTTGCTATTGCGGATGTATTCTTGTGGATCGGCGCACGTTTCAAATGGGCCAGCACGAAGCTGCTTTGATAGAAGTCCGTCGATGCGTTCAAATGCGGCTAGTGAAATTGTCATGTCAGTCTCCTTGTTGGCGGGGAATATCCCCTTGCTGATGCACCCTCATAATCTTGGCATATTTATATGTAAAGCACTTTTTTCAATTAAATATCATTTTTGCCGTTTTGCGTGTTCGATTGCAGCCAAAGCCCATTCTTTTGGCGCTTTAGAATACTTACCTTTGGCCCAGTTCTTTCGTATATCATCCATAGATATGCTTCCGAGGTCATATTTAGCCAGGTCACACATTAGGTCTGTGGCTGCGCTCTTGGTCACCTGACTATATATTCCCCATCCACAATGCGAAGGTAGCCGCGATCTTCAGCAATCCGTAACCAACGCTCTGGCTTGTCTGTCAGATCGACAGGCTCACCGCATCGCAGCGACATAATAAATTCTTCGAACCTTGCTTGCGTGTTATTCAAACATATTCGAAGCGCCTTGTCCTTTTTGGTTGTTCGCGGCGTGTAGCTATCCAATATCTGTAAGCACTGGCGCGGCGTCGGAAACCAATCCAGCTCCTTGCACACCCGTTCAGTCATGTAGCTAAGGGCTTCTTTCGTGTAGCCGCCAAGAATCCTAGCATAGACTGCTGTCCGCATCTGTCCGCTTTGCTCATCGGTGTTCTTGCTTGGCAGGGTCGCCTCAATAAACTGAAGCTGCTTGGCAAGCTCTTTGGTTTCGACCGGTATGTTCTCGACAGGCATCGCTAAGGCAATCGATCGTAACTCATCGCATTCTGCTATTGTAAGCTCAGAACGGCTCATCAGTTCGTCCATCCGCGACGTATCGAAGTGCTGCGGCAAAGCCGTTTTGGTTTCCACGTTGACCAGTTGTCCGATTTGCTGTGCCATTTTTAAATTTCCTGCTGTTTAA